CCAATGATTAATCAGGGTAGCGAGTTTGCGATGATGGCCCGCATGGCGCTGGCCGCAATGGAAAGCGAGGCAGACTGCAAGGAGAGAAAACTATTCTGTTCAACCGATACAGCCAGGATGAGAAAGGTAATCTCTGCCTCTGCTGGGACCGAGGATGCGCCGCTCTATCGCCACGCGCAGCCAGCGTCGGAACGTGACCAGGTACGCAGTGCGCATGCCGAGTGGTCACAGGCTACCTTTGGCAATGTCGGACCGGTTGGCCCGCTGAAGCACCTCAGCAAAGAAGCACTGGAAGCCGCTGAACAGCCCGGAGACCTGTCAGAATGGGCTGATATGCAGTTCCTGCTGTGGGACGCTCAGCGCCGGGCTGGCATCACTGATGATCAGATTACCCAGGCGATGATCGATAAGCTGGCGGCAAACAAACAACGCGAATGGCCGGAGCCGAAAGACGGTGAACCGCGGTTGCACATCAAAGAGCAGCCGGCGCCGGTAGTGCCGGAGGAAAAACCAATTCCAAATACACTGAGCATGTACGCCGTGGATGCAGTAGCAGCCATCGCTGAGGTGAAGGGCTGGAACGCCTGCCGCGCCGCCATGCTCAACGGAGGTAAGTCATGAAACCATACATCGCACGCCGCCTAATCGCCATGGCGCTGGCAATCTTCTGGCTCTCAGCAGGAGGTGCAATTGCATATTACTTCTGTTCCTGAGCTGATTAAGCAGTACGGCACCATGAAGAATGTGCATGAGGCAACTGGCTTTGCGGAGTGTTCAATCTACCGGTATCGCTTTGATACAGGCATGAAAGACCACATTATTATAAATGGCAGGCTGTTTACGGCCCGTAAAACATCGAAGGTGGCAAATGTTGTGGTCAGACATTCATGCGGTGTGTGAAGAGGCTGATTTCCTGTATGAGGAAACCGGCAGGCATCACTCCGTCATTCAGGTTGGCAGCATGATGATGGTTATTGAGCACCATCTGTCATTGCAGTACATGTACTCAACGGTGAGGTATCAGTAATGCCGCAGAAAACGAAACAGGAGATATGGCAGGCGGCCAAAGATGAGAAAGTCGACCACTTCATTGCCGCCATTGCGAAGGCGTTTCCTGATGCGATTGAAGTGGTGCATGTGAAATCAGACAATCAGAATGTTTGGTGTTATGTGAATAGTGATGTAAAATAAACCCATCACATCACCCACCACCCTTTTAACCCGCTTCGGCGGGTTCTTTTTTATCTACGCCATTGTGGTAAGATATGTCCTATGTGAGTTACTCAAAGGACACATAGAATATGGCGAACCCAAACCCAAAACATAAGTTTTCTTCTGATAATCAGCCGCCTCCCAGAGGAAAAAGCTACAGGACTGTGCTTTTAGAAGCATTACGTGCTGCAAACAATCCAATGAATGAGATTGAGTTCGTCACCTATTACATTAATCAGGCAATGAAAGACGGCGATGCTGGCATGCTGCGGGAAATATTCCTGCGCCTTAATCCAATTCCGAAACCAGTCGCTCCTCCGATTGAGTTCGACTTCCCGGCAGATGGCACTCCTGTCGAGAAGATGGACGCAATTATTAAAGGCGTTTCCACTGGAGCCGTGCCTGCTGATATCGGCAAGATGATGGCTGACATCATTAAGTCTGGCCTGGATATTCAGGAAGTCACCGAGCTTGCTGCACGACTTGAGAGGCTTGAGAAGTTGCTGGAGGAAAAGAATGCTTAAATTCACTCTATCAATAATGGCATGCGCAATGCTGATGTTTATATTTTGCGGAATATCCAGCAGCAGCGCCTTTGTTATATGGGGAAATATGTTTACATTTCTCTCATTTATAATCACACTCCTGGGCACCAGAAAGCATGGCTCGTAAACGCCTCTCTGCACTGGCAATCGAAAAGCTGGAGGCGCAGGTGGATGATGCACTGACCGATGTTGCTGAGTCGGCCATCTTCGGCATCTGCGATATGCAGAAGAATGTCATTAAGCGCCTCAGAATGACCGCTAATGGTGTGGAGGATGTTACCAATGCAACAACGCAGGCTGACCACTTAATCCCCGCAAAACTTGAAAGGCTGCTTTATCCGAAGAGAAACAAGATAGCTTTCGGTGGCAGGGGATCGTCGAAGACCAGAACGGTAACGACCATACTCACCGAGAGAGCCAGGTTCCGCCCTGAGCGCATAGCCTGCTTCCGTGAGATTCAGCAGTCTATTGAGGACAGCTCATATCAGGAACTAAAGGACGAGATTGACCGCAAGGGAGAGACAAAAGAGTTTCGCGTAATCAATAACGAGATAACCCACAAAGGCACTAAGGCAAAATTCCGATTTAAGGGGTTGTATCGCAACCAGACGACTGTTAAGGGCTTCGCAGGCATTACCGTGGCCTGGGTGGAGGAGGCTGAAAACGTCAGCCAGACAAGCTGGGAGATACTCACACCAACCGTCCGCGCGGAAGGGTCAGAGATATGGGTGACATTCAACCCGAATAAGGAGCATGACCCAACGTGGAAAATCTGGGTGGAGCCTTTTTATAATAAATTGCGCGAGAATGGCGGGATTTACGAGGACGAAGAAAACCTGATCATCGAGTGTAATTACTCAGACAATCCGTGGTTCTGGGATACACCACTGCCCAGCCAAATGCAGCGCATGAAGGAGACCGACTTCGACCGATACCAATGGGTATGGGGAGGACGTTTTAATAAGCGAAATGATGAACAGGTCTTTGGAGGTAAGTGGCGCGTTGCTGATTTTGAGGTTAAACCTGAATGGCATGGGCCTTACTTTGGCATTGACTTTGGTTTCTCGCAAGATGCCACGGCGATGGTAGAGGTCTATCTTGAGATTCTTCCAGGTGACAGGAGAAACGTTTACATTAACCGAGAGTACGGAAAGGTAGGCCTTGAGATTACCGACACCCCAACGGAAATGGAGCAATCATTCCCGCTCGCCAGGAAGGCAAGATGGTATGGCGACTGCTCGAGACCAGAAACCATTAGCCATATCAAGCGATCTGGTTTCGATATTCATCCATGCAACAAATGGCCCGGTAGCGTTGAGGATGGCGTGACATGGCTTAGAGGTTGTGATTCGATTGTCATCCACGACAGGTGCAAGCAGACTCAGGAAGAGTTTTCAATGTACAGCTATAAAGTAGACAAGCTGACTGGTAATGTTCTGACAGATATAGTTGACGCATGGAACCATTTCATAGATTCGATCAGGTATGCATGCAACGACCACATCGTACAGCGTGGCTCTGGATGGATTAGAAGGAGCAGGAGATAAGATAAAGCCCTCTAGCGAGGGCTTTCTGTTTAATTTTTGCGCAGAAGCGTGGATACCGTTTCTTGTGAGGGGTGTCGGTAGTTAACCAGTTGCTCCGGCATACTCATAAATTTATTGTTTTTATCTTTGACCGTGACAAAACAGGAGTGAACACCAAATGCGCCAGTGTTGATTGTTTCGTCGTATTCGTGGAGAAGTTCTGCCATTTTTTCCTGCCACTCTTTCGGCATCTGCATCATAGCCACGCGGGGCATAACAACAAACGCTGCATAAGATAAACCGAACCACCCATGCAGGTCTTTTCGATAGTCATCTTTCATCGCCTTTACCTTTTATGATTAAGTCGCCAATCGACTTAGTGAATTTAATCTACATCAACAACGAATCCACGTCAACATTTACAATAAATTATTTATAAAGCCAACAATGAATCCCCGCATTGCGCATGGCGGCATAAATCACATCATCAGACACGACCGCCATTGCCACCCTGTCAGCTTCAATCTGCTGGTGCGAGGCCATGATGTCATCATAGAAAATATCGTTAGCATGCAGCCATTCATACGCATTCTTTGCCCTCATAATCAGCACATCATGCCCGGCAGAATAGAGCGACTTAGCTAGCGCAACGTTGCCAGCGATAGCATTTCCTTCCGAATCGCGCAGCACGCCATCAAGCTCGAAAATGACACATTTCATAAGATTTCTCCGAGAGGTTTCATTTTAATCTACGCCATGCTAGAATCTACGTCAAGGCGCATTGACATAACTACATCACCGGGGCATCATGAAGGCATACTCATCTTTTTCGTGGGAGCAGAAGGAAAAAATATACTCACTCGCAAGAGCTGGTGTATCAGATGCAGCTCTGTGCGAAAGGTACGATGTGGATGAGGCTATTCTTCTGCGCATGTATGATGAAGTGTTGTGTGAGTTGCAGCGGCGCCGTGGTTATAGTGGTCTGAAGACGATTAACGATTTCTTTCGGAATGTTGAGTTAAATAACGATGAGGGTAGTGATTTATGATTATTGAAGGTGAAATTTTTGAGGATATCTCAACTACAGAGATTAATCCGCAATCGATGAACATCAATCAAAATGGTGATGCAATCGTCATCGACAAACACCAGGCCGAGCAGCTTATCGAAGCCCTGCAACGCTGGGTTAATGGCGAGGAGATTGAGTGATGAAGGCTGCCAAAACAATCCTGTTCTGCATCATCAACCCGCACCTGATTGTGATGCTAATCTGCGGCGCCATTCTTATCGGCGCAAGAAAGTCGCTTTATTATCTTTCCGATAAGCTGGATGATGCGGCACGTTACGTGCAGAATATTGACTATAAACTCGGTGCGAAGTCGTACCCAGCATGGTTCAGATCGCTGGTTGATGATGAGGTGAATAAATGAAGAGATTCCTTTTGGCGTGGGCCTTGCTATTTACGGTATTCATGGCGTGCCTCGCACTAGCATTTCCTGTCGCGTGGTTCATAAAATGGCAGCCACCGATGCTGAGCGATATCATGAATATCGGTGTACTGCGCATCTCGGTATTTATGCTGGTTGCGTCTATGGTTGGCGCATTGTTCTTGGTAAGGTCGAGGAGTAGCGGCTAAAAGATTTATAATAAATTGCGGATAGGAAGGCCATCCGACAAGTGTGTTAGTCAGCGCATTTCCGCAATCCTCTACTGACTCCTGATGACAAGGTATAAATCATGAATTGGAATGAAATATTTTCTTACTCCGATGGAAATCTTATATGGGAGAGGGTTAACAGGAATAGATATAATAAGCCTGGCGATATTGCTGGCAGGCTAAACCCGACAAACGGTTACTTGTATGTAAAAGTAAACCAGGAGGTGAGATCGGTTCATAACATCATATGGGAGATGCACAACGGGAAGGTACCTGACGATATGGAAATTGACCACATAAACCACATTAGAACAGATAACCGCATTGAAAATTTAAGGATTGTTTCTCATCAGCAAAACGCTATGAACAGGAGCAAAACATTAAGGAATACATCGGGCGTTGTTGGCGTATCTTGGTGCAAGATGAAAGGGAAATGGTATGCGCACATAAAGAAAGATGGAGTAATGCATAACCTTGGGAGATACACCAATTTTGAGGATGCTGTTCTGGCAAGAGCGTCTGCCGAAAAGAGGCTTGGCTTCCATGAGAACCACGGCTCTTGATGATATAATGACCCTTACAGAAATGTGAGGGTTTTTTATGAGCGATAAAATCGCAGCACTGAATGCATACATTCAGCAAAGAGTAGCAAACAATAGCCGGGTTATGGAACGCCAGAGGCGTGAGTTTGGCGGTGTAAACATAGACCAAAAGCACACCAGACTGTATGTCGAATGTGGCTACCCTGAAGAAATCACCGCCGAGATGTTCCGCTATGCCTATGAGCGCTATGCACCGGCAACAGCTGGCGTCAATCGCGTGCTCGATAAGTGCTGGCAGACTCCGCCGCAAATCCTTCAGGAAGGCGCCGATGATAAAGCAAGCACCCCATGGGAGAAAGCTGCCAATAAGCTGTTTAAGCGCGCCGCGCCGTTCATCAAGGATGCTGACCGCCGCAACCTCATCAACCGATACTCCGGCCTTATCCTGCAAATCCGAGACGGAAAGCAGTGGAATGAGCCGGTAGACACCACGAAAACAAAACGCATCAAGGATGCTGCCATTGTCCGCTACATTCCGGCATGGGAAGAGCAACTAACCGTCAGCGATTGGGAGAATGACGAAGCCAGCGAGGACTATGGGCAGCCGAAGATGTACCTGTATCAGGAGTCGGTAATAGGCGCCTGCAATAACGACGGCAAACCAACGCGCTCCCTGAGCATCCATCCCGATCGCATTATCGTATTTGCCGAGGGTGCGATGGATGGCTCCATTTACTCTGGTGTCCCACTTCTTCGTGCCGGGTATAACCACCTCATCGACATGGCGAAAGTCACCGGCTCAAGTGCCGAGGGCTTTCTGAAAAATGCAAGCCGACAGCTCAACGTTAATTATAATAAAGACAACGTTTCCGCTCAGTCGCTGGCACAGCAAATGGGCGTGCAGCTGGAGGAGCTGGCAGATGTGCTCAATGAGGATGTGGCGCGTCTGAATGAGGCAATTGACGCGGCGATGTTCACGATGGGTGCAGATGTCAAAGTACTCTCAGTGACACCAGCTGACCCAGGGCCGACATGGACTATTGCAGCGAACCAGTTTGCGGCGTCCATCAAGAAGCCATTCACCATCCTGTTTGGTCAGCAGACTGGTCGCCTTGCGTCCGATGAGGACAAAACCGATGACGCTATGAGCGCCAAACAGCGCCGTGAGGATTGGCTGGATTACATCATCTCGGTATTTATCGACCGGATGATTTCCTTTGGCATTCTGGATAAAGCGCCGGAAAGTGGTTATTACTGCAAATGGGACGACCTGCTTGCACCTTCCGAGCTGAACAAGGCAGACCTGCTGGTTAAACTTGCCACTGCAAATAAATCCGTGTTCGATGCGGGCCAGATGGCCCTGATTACCGCAGATGAGATGCGCGGCATTGTTGGTATGGAGCCTCTGGAAGAGCAGCTTCCTGACGGATTACAGGAGGGTCAGCAGCAGCAAGACCAGCAACCGCAGCAAGACCAACAGCAGGGCCAGAGCGATGCGCCTCCTCAAAATTAATGCCCGGCTTCCGCAGCCAAAATTAAGCATGAGCCTGACAGACCCACTCGGCGCAGTGGGTCGCGTCAATAAGATGGTGCGCGATGTTGACGCCAGATATGTGACGCTAAAATCGCAGTTTGCCGGGCTGTTCCGCACGATTCCTGTGGCGACCAGCAACGCGGAGGCTGGAAATTATTATTATGATTTCTCCGCCTACCGCGCATCGACATTCTTTGATGAGCTTCAGCGCATCCTTGATGGTCAGTTGCTGGAGGGTGACGATTTCACACACGGAAGATTGTGGGCATCATCCTATGTCAGCGACGCCATGTATGCTGGTACGCAGAAGGCCAATTCAGACCTTGGCGACCTGTCTTCGGCATACAAAGACAGCAGGCCACTTGCTGAAATCCTGTACTCTCAGCCGTATCTCGACCGACTTCAGCTTGCGTACACGCGCACTTATAACGATTGGGGCGGCCTCTCTGATTACACTCGGCAGCAGGTGGCGGAAGTCATCACTGCTGGCATTGCAAATGGCGAAGCTCCGGGCGTGGTTGAGCAAAATATCGTTAATCGCATGGACGTATCAAGGAGCTATGCGCGATCAATTGCTCAAACTGAAATCACCAACACCCTGCGCGAAGCCAACAGGCGCGAAGTGAAAGAGGCACAAGTCACGCTGGGTATGGATACCATCATGCTCTGGCAGTCGGCGCTAATGAAAACCACTCGCGTTACTCATGCTGCGCGTCATGGGAAATATTACACCCCGGAAGAGATTGATGAGTTCTACAGCGAAGGAGCAAACCGCCGTAACTGTCACTGCGCACAGACTCCAGCGCTGGTGATGGATGGCAAGCCGGTGATACTTGAGAAGACACAGGAGAAGCTGGATAAGCAGCGCGAAGCATGGCAGGATACGCACAAGAAAGCCGCCTGATGGCGGCTTCTGTTTATCTTTTTCTTATAGCTGATTTTAAAATGCAGTAAGGCCATGCAAGGCTTGAAAGGAACATGATAATAAAAACCAATAGCGCGCGATATAATCCATCAATTGATTTGATTAAATCTCTTACACTCATGTAAAGACCAGGAAAATCAATCACGCAGCCAATGAAAACATACAGCAAAACCAAATAAATCATATCAATCCTCCAGCTTCATGCCCGGCACTTTTCCAGCGGCAACGAGGTCGTAAATTTCCTCGGCGACAGCCTGGCACCATCCTGTTAACATAATTGTTTTCACCGCCTATTCGCGCTTCTTGTCCGCTTCTGAGCGGATAGGGCGGAATATGACGTCTCCAATGTTGTAGGAATCCTCTCTACCGCTTTCTTTCAACTTAATGACAACAAGTTGATTGCTTGTGAAAAGTATTTTGCATCGCTGCCATTCATCACAAGCCCATGAGCGCTCACACTCACAACCAACAGGCGGTAATCCTTCGCCATTCCAAATCTGCGCAGCATCCTGACCGATGCACTCATTCAGGTCGGCTACATCATCTACTTTGTCCTGTGCTGCTTCCTGCGTATTGTGCAGGCGGTAGGCGATGATGTCGTGAGAGTTGCCATGATGCCGCCATCTAATTGCGTTACGCCTTGATGAGTACAGATCATGGCTTATTTTTGCTGGAATACCATCGTCAATTCTTCCATCTCGCCATTTGACGTCAACCAGAGTTCCTGTCGGCACCGGGCACTCACCACCACCCCAATCAATCCATCCGTCATTTTTGGCAGCCAGCGCGGCTTCGTACTGTTCGCGGGTGATGATGGCTGTTTCGTAGTCACTTGCCAAAACATCAGCGGTGAAACAATCAACTCTAGAACCATTAAGAAACCACCGATTAAAACTAGCATCAAATCTAGCAACGCTTGACTGGCATGTTGCCGGCATGATTTCTCTGTCGCGGTCCTGCGTGATGCAATTTGCGCGCTCCGGCCATGACCATCCGTTTTTAATAGTTTCTTCAACCAAAATATCAATCAGCTTCATTTCTTCTCTCCGTTATAAATGCTTTTCAGTTCACCCATCACATTCAGCCATGCTGCATGCTCATCCATGCCGCGCATCACCAGCTTAACGTAGCGATTGCGGGCCTTAAACATCAGGCGCTGGCACATTACTTATTACCGAAGGTTGAGATGCAGACATCGCGCGCAATGGCAAACATTTCTTTCGGCGTTTTGTTTGTCATTTGGTATGCGGCATCAACGGTTGTTTTGTTGATTTCGTTGGCCTCTGCGCTCGCCTTGCTGCTAACCGACACCGCCAGCGCAACCTGCTTCGGTACGCCTGCATCACGTGCTTCTGCTGCTGTCTGGCCGAGTTTGCCCATTGCATCGCAAAGTTCGCCAGCTGATGCACCAAATGAAGCCATTGCGAATACTGCCACCACGATAAATTTTTTCATCTTGAATCCCCTGTTTTTGTGTAACTACATCATCGCCTACGATTCAATCTACGTCAATAGGATTATGATAAAATAATCTGCATCACCGGAGGTAACAAATGAAACTATCAACGCGCGGAAAGAATTTAATTAAATCTCATGAGGGTTTGGTGCTCGCAGTCTATCCTGACCCGGCAACCGGAGGCGCCCCGTATACCGCTGGGTACGGTCATACCGGAAGCGACGTTAAGCCTGGAATGAAGGTCACGCAGGCAATGGCTGACGCATGGTTTGATAAAGACGTGGCGAAATTTGAAAGCGGCGTCTCGTCACTCATCACATCCCCGACAACTCAGGGCCAGTTTGATGCAATGGTGTCGCTGGCCTACAACATTGGCCTTGGTAACTTTGGTAAATCAACTCTGCTGAAAAAACATAACGCCCGCTGCTACACCTGCGCCGCCGACCAGTTCCGGGTATGGAACCGCGCTAATGGCAAGGTCATGAACGGACTGACCAAGCGCCGCGCAGCTGAGCGTGAGGTATACATGTCATGAAGCGCCTAAGCAACTGGCTTATCGGCATTTGGGCATCACTCTGCTCGCTGATTCAGCTCTGGCCTGACGCCATGGTTCATGTATGGTCTTTCATGCCTGAGGACCTCAAGTCTGCCATTCCACCGATTGCGGTCAAGGCGATCAGCTACAGCATCCTTCTTGCCTCGCTGTTTGGAAAAATGCACGGCATGAAAAAAGAGATTAAGGCGCTGAAAAATGATTCTGCAAATCCTCAAGGCTAACTGGAAAGTTGTTGCGGCCATTATCGGCGTAGCGCTTCTGGCATTGATTATCTACGGAAAGTGGGTCAATTACGGGAAGGCGAAATATAACTCTGGATATCTGGCCGCCGTAGAGGCGCAGAAGGTCAAAGACAAAGAGGCGAGCGAACAACATGAGCAAGACAAAAAGACCATCGAGCAGGAAGCGCAGAGTCGCATTGATGCCGCGCGTGCTGATGCTTCCGCTGCTGCTGTTAAGTCTGGCAGGTTGCAGCAACAGCTCGCCACAATCAGAAAGCAGCTCCTCGGTTATTCCCGCACTGAGTCCATTGGCAATCCAGCCTCAAACACCGGAGTTTTGCTCTCCCAGCTGCTCAGCGAATCTGTCGAAAGAAATCGACAGCTGGCAGAATATGCTGACTCAGCAAGAGAAGCAGGATTGACTTGTCAGGCACAATACAACTCCCTGCGCAATAAAAAAGCCCCGTAAAGGGGCTTTGTTTTAAATTAGTTCCACGGGGTTATGCATAAAGAGCCTCCATTTTGTACCCAAACATAACTGCGTTCTGGTGCTCAACACTACCAGCAAACACCAGATAGCGACGCCCACGATTGCTGGTGATGATGTAGGCTGCTGGCTCCCGATTCATAGTTTCACCATTGATGCTTTGCTTAGCTTGTCGTTGACGTGCTGGATGCACTTGATAATCTCCCCAACCTCATCATGAGTAAACAAGCTGCAATCATATGCAGCATTGACCTTATCACCTGCCACCTCAATAGTCAGGTGCTTGCCTTTGAATCGTGCAGCAAACCCATTACACTCAAAGTGTCCTGATTCTTGTGCTACATTATCCGCGCATGCATTGGTAACTTTCATTTCGATAACCTCGCCCAGCCTTTACCTTTCACGTTATAAACAAGCCCCTTCTTTTTCAGTGCCTGCATTCTCCTGTCAAGGATTGTGATGTTTTTGACTGGTGAAATGTCCAACACCTCACGCCAAATCGACCCAATATCTACAGGCCTGATTGAGTCATCAAGACGGCGCAGAATTGCATCGTCAAGTTCATCATAAACACCCATCACTTTACCTCCCCATTCAGTTCATTAACAATTAATGTTGCATAGCCAGCAATGTCTTTCCAGCTATCGTCGTATGTCGGGTCGCCATTCAGGATTCGACCAATTTTATGCTGAATCATGTCGAGCGCCTCCTTCTGGCTCGCCGTCAGGTTGCTCCAGCCGTCAACGTCGCGCATGGTGTCTTTCAGTGATTGCATGATATCTGCGCCGTCTTTGAATTTGCCATAGCGATTTCCGCGCTCGGTGATGAGGGCTTCTGTTGGGTCTGTGCATTCTTTGGTGGCTTGCCCCTCAATATCCACAATGTACCGCTTGGCCATGCATAAGAATTGACTGCGGTATACACCCTCACCCCAAATTCCAGAGCCGCCATATACGCCCCAATATCTGGCGCCGGGAGTTGGGGAGATTTCCACGAAATATTTTCGCTTGTTGTTGTCAATGACAAGCATTGTTGCTTCTTCAGGAGCGCCATAGAAATGACCCTCATTTCCTTTCGTGTATTTGTATTTCCTCATCACTCCACCCTCAACGTAACTTTGTTTTTCTCATCCACACTGAAGTGTTTACGCACAAACGCATACATTTCTTCAGCGCTCCATTCCCGCATTGCTACATAGCAGTGCGCGTAATATCTGACATCTCGCAGGCTTAACGGCTGGCGCTTAGCGATAATCTCAGTCAGTGCTTCCATTGGTTCTTTGCGTTGTCTCGCCATTTGTCGCTCTCCTGTGAAAATAGTATTGACTAATCTACATCATCTAGTCAATACTTAATGACGTAGATTATATCACATTAGAAATCGGTGGTGTGGAATGAAAGGATGGCGAGAAGTAACAGAGGTGCATAAGAGGGATTGCCGGGAAATGCTTGAAATGCTCAACATCCCGGAATCAATCATCAAATCTGTCGAGCTGCGCATTGATATGGCGGCAATGGAGGCAGCGCATGAACAGCAATCCTGCTGGATTGACAGGCCGTTACCGGGGATTTTACATCGTGGTAAGACTTCCGATTGAAGATGATGTCGGGTATCTGCATAACCATAGTCATGTGCTCAAATATTATGGCGCTCACTACAAAGTGTTGATGGAGAGAAAAAATGATTACTGACCAGATATACGAAAAAGAGTTGCTGAACAGGCTGGAAGAGCTCGACCGCACTCGCGCATGGGTGGAAAGTGAATTGCGCGAAGTACGTAACCGCATGCAGCGGCAGGTTAACCGCGAAATTATTGAGTGGCGCGAAGGGCGACCGCATTTTAGCAATATTGGTGAATGGGTGGCGAAATGAGCAAGGCCAGCACGCTGCATGAATTAATCATGGCTGATATCAGGGAAGACAATGCAAGGGCCAGATGGCAGCGAAACCAGCCTGACCGCCGAACGTTGAAGCAGAAGCTGCATCCAAAGCGCAGGCGCCCAAATAGAAAGCGAGATTATCGCAGGGACAGGGTGTTGCTTAAACTGTGTGATATTCAGATGAAATTTATTATTAAGGAGGCGATGAATGAAACCAATGATGAATGATGAGGGGATTCTAGAATGCCCCTTATGCCAGGCTACTATCTCGCATGCAGAGCAAGCATATTTTGAGCTATCACCAGTTGGGTGGGTGGTTGAGTGCTACGAGTGCGGATGCACAACAGGAAAGCATGCAACAAAAAACGGCGCCATTGAGTCATGGAACACCAGAAACGGCCACCTCTATACCGCTGATGACTACAAACAGGATGCAATGGAGCGCGCAAATGGACTTTAAAACGCAAATACTCACGGTGATAGAGCGCTGCGGCGGCGCAACCAATGCGATGATACGAAAGCAGACTGGCATGACAAACCGAGCCAGCGTTACCGGCTATCTGATTGAGCTGGAGGGTATGGGATTTATTATTAAAGAGGAAAGCGTCAGCTATGGCAGGCGCTGCTTTAAGTATTTCCTCAATCCCGATAATACTGCGCTTGACCTGGCAATTCAGACGTACCTTGAGGCGAATCCTGGGCGCAAGAGCAAGCAGATAGCAGAGGCTGTCGGCGTCAACTACACCATCCTCAAGGCGCGCATGCGCTATCTGGCAAGCATTGGTCAGGTTGACCGTGAAATGCTTCCAGGCGGTGCATGGAAATATTACTGGCAGGAGATCATCCCGTTTGGTATGAGCCGTGACAGGATGATGTTTGAAAAGCTGCTTGCCGGGGCGCGTCAGTCATGTGGGCGATAAAGCATAAATCAGGAACCGTGCTGTTTGTCACCAGATGTGAGCGCACGGCCAGTAATCGCAGAGAGATGGGGTGGATAGTGGAAGAAACAGAATGCCCGCACGAATGGGTTAGCAAGGGAAGCTATCCGGATATTTATTATGTATGCATGTGGTGCGGAGAGTGTGGTAATGACGAAGATGACTAGCAGAGAGCAGTTTGAAGGGTGGGCAACCAGTGCCGGTTTTATTGTTACCACTAAAAATGACGGCTACTTATACCCAGCAACCAATAGCGCATGGCAAGCATGGCAAGCATCACGGCAAGCGGTTGAAATTGAGCTTCCGGCTATCGAAGATAAAAGATGGTATTCATCATCCAATGGCAAGTTTAGAGAGGTTGGTTTTTATCTTGCTATTCGTAAAATCATTATTAGTCACGGGTTGAGGGTGAAGGCATGAAACTACAACTTAACGAAATCATGGAAGCAACAATTAGCGAGCTGGATGACATTGACATGACCCTTGCCTTTGAGATTGAGGCCATCGAGCGTCAGCTTGCTGGCAATCAGAATGGAAATAAGGTGTGGAGAGAGAAGGCCATGAAGGCGAAGGGACACATGCAGCGCACCCGAGCGCTGGTTCGCACTCGCCTTGATAAGCTCTACTACGGCGAAGAAAGAATGTTACACGGCGCCATTCTGGCTGAAATCCGCAAAACGATGTCTGTCGGGAAATTCATGGATGCCGTAAACCGCGCAAAAGTTAACTGCGGAATGTTAAATAAGAATAGTCCTCAATAAATTCTCTTCCGTGGCTGTTACCTTGCACTCAGGAGGTAGCAGCCATGCCAATCATACTGATATCATTCTTTGCTACTCTTTTCGCTTTTACCGCATCTCCGCTTTACCTTCTCGCGTCCATTTCGTGGTGCATATTCATGGTGTGTTATAATCCGGGCATAAAGTAAGCGCGGAGAAAGGTCATGATTGTCAAAATTGGCGACAAGTGGGTCGTTAAATCTAAGGATGGCTCGCACCAGTTTGGCGAGTACGACACCGAAGAGGCGGCGAAAAAGCGCCTTGCTGAGGTGGAGGCATTCAAGCACATGAATAATAAATTACAGGTTAACATCCTGTACACCGTCAACTCAGCCAGCAACATCAGTGAAAAAATCATTGATGGCGACCCGCATTATGTCATCAAGAATGTTGTGCCGGTTGTGGATGATATTGTCATGAATGGCGGCCTGTACCCTGGCGATGAGATTAAAAAATCATTCCATGGGCTTGATGGGAAACCGGCTCCATATGACCACCCGAAGATTGACGGCAAATACGTATCAGCCAACATGACACGGGCCGCCAATCAGTTCAGCGTTGGTGCATGGATTGAGAACTCATCTCATGACGGCAGCAAAGCACTGGTAGACCTTTACATCAACAAAGTGGTAGCCGAGCGCTCTGATAAGGGCCGGGAATTGCTGTCGAGAATTGATGGCCTCAAAGTTAACAGCGCCGATGCTGAACCTGTTCAGGTGTCCACGGGCCTGCTGCTCAACCGCGAGCAGGCATCAGGAACTTCCAAGGGTAAAAAATATTCCTGGATTGCCAGAAATATGGAGTGGGATCACCTCGCCATTCTTCCACCTGGCATTCCCGGTGCTGGCGGCCCTGCTGATGGTGTCGGTATCTTTGCTGCTAACGGCGAAGACATTGGGCGCGTTGTAGTCAACCTTGAGGAATCGGCAATGACCGACGAAAGTGTAAACAAAATAAAATGGTGGCAGCGCGCCATCAATCGACTTACTGGCAACCAGCTGTCATTCACCGATATTACTGAGCAGCTCCGCAATATCATCAAGGCCGAGATGCCAGCCGACTCATGGCCTTATATCGTCGCCGTTTATGATAATTACTTCGGTGTTGAGATTGACGGCACCATTTATATGCAGTCCTACATCGTCCGTGAGGATATGGTAGAATTAGTCGGTGAACGGGTTAAGGCTGTTTATAAAACAGAGCTTGAACCGGTAAAAGCAACTCAAGGGGAAATCTCAATGACTAACGAGGAATTACAGGCTGTACTGGCCGACGCCCTCAAACCGGTTCAGGAATCGTTGACCGCAGTCAACCAGAAACTGGCCGATGTGGAGGCGCAAAACAAAACCCTGCGCGACCAGTTGCAAGCCAATGCCGCACAGGAAGAAACCGCAATGCGCGCCGCCATTATGGCTAAGCTGAAATTGCCGGAATCTGCTGTTAATGCGCTGACTGGCGAAGCACTGCGTGAAACCTATGCGCTCACCAGTAAAGCGGCTCCGATTTCCGGCGGGTTCAAGCCGAACCGTGCCGAAGAGGATTTTGATATGGAGGCACCTGAATAATGGCTACTATCCGTTATGGCACCATCATCGGCGGCCCGGCCCGCAAAAACGACCCGCAGTTGCGCGAAGGGCTGATGAACGTCGCCCTGCAACCTGGCGCACTGGTCGACTTCAACTCCTCCGACAAAATCATCGCGCATGCGACTGCTGGCGGTCACGGTTTCCCTTACGTTCTGCAACATAACTATGTTGGCGGCGGCGACGTGAGCGAAGCTGTACCGGCGAATGCTACCGGCATGGCAGTACAATGCGAATTTGGCGTAACGTATCACGCTCTGGTTGCGGCATCCTCCGCACTGGTAAAAGGTACTCCGCTGGCAAGCAATGGCTCCGGCGCGTTAAAAGTGGCTGGCACAGGTGATAAAATCCTGTTCTATGCGTATGAAGCCTACACCGTAGCATCTGATGGCGCTGAACTCGTTGCAGTTCGTCGCGCTGGCAATGCTGCAATGCCTGCGGCGTAAGGAGCCGAACAATGGAAAAGATTATCTTTACGAAAGGCCTGATCACCAACTCGCAGGTGGTTAAAGAGCAATGGCGTCACCTGACCGTTGACCGCAAGGTTTTCATCAATGGTGAAAACGCTCTGGCGAAAGAATACGGCGTAAACGCCACCGCACTGGTAACGAAAGACTACTGGCGCGAAGTGGATGACGTGACCACCCGTGTATTCCGCAACGAGTCCGGCATGGATATGATGGCCGACCTGATGACGCTGGCGACCAACATCAACATCGGCAAGACCGTGGCAATCAGCCGCATGGCTTCCGACGCTGGTAAGGTTGTGCGCACCATCTCCGGGCAGGAGCCTGAAGACCTGGATAAAACCCGCTACTCCTACAGCGGCGATGTAATCCCGATCTTCAAAACCGGTTATGGCCGCGAGTGGCGTGAGCTACTGGGCATGCAGTCTGAAGGTTTCGACCCGCTGATTGATGACCAGGAAAGCACCACCTTCAACCTGCGCGCAGACATGGCGGATTATCTGCTGGTCGGCGATGCAAGCCTGAACGTGAACGGCGTTTATACTGCTTACGGCATCACCAACCACCCTAACACCGTGCAGCTTAACCTGAGCGCTTCGGGCACTGGTGCGCTGAACATCGACCTGCAAACCGCGACCCCTGATGAAATCGTTGAGTTCTTCAACCAGGATTTCCAGGCGGTTCTCGATGCGCAGAACGTGTTCGAGCCGGTTACTCTGTGGGTTTCTCCGTCCGTGCGCCGCTCCTTCAGCCGCCCGTACTCCAACGCGGCAGGCTTCAAAGGCGGCACCATTGAGGATTACATCCTCGCATTCGGCAAAACCGGCAACGTTGGCCGCATCGCGTCTATCGGCACCAACTTCAAACTGACCGGGAACCATTTCGTCGGCTATGTGAAGAATGCGCTGTATATCCGCCCTCGCGTCGCTCAGCCGGTATCTACCTATGCAGAGCCGCGTACCACGCCGCACGCTAACTTTAACTTTTTAACGTGGGCTGCTATGGGTTTGCAAATACGGCGCGATTATTCAGGAAAATCAAAGGTTTTCAACGGGTATGGAACACAAACAGCGTTGTAATTGATAAAGGGGGCGTTAGCCCCCTTCTTTATATCTTATCTCGCCATATACCATCCATTGAAGCATATAGCACCACTCCCATTCTGTAATATCATCCCTTAACCATCGGCTATTCTTTTTGAAGTTGTACTCGGCTGGCTCAGCTTTAAGGTTATGCAAGCAATTAACTAGCTCTGGATACACAAGCTCATTCTTAACAAACCAGTTAACAGGAAGAATATGGTCAATATGCCAGGAGCTTCTATTATCAAAGCTCATCCATGCCTCCATTGTTGACTCTATATGGTTAATAAATTCATCCTTTGAGTAACCAAGAACTTCATCAACGCTTGAATCAGAAAGAATGGCGCCAATCTTGACGTCCATCCTTTCCAGAGTCTTCCTCAGCAACCTATGGTGTGGATTGTCTGTCGCCCATTGCTTTACGTTTTGCAGTGCCTTTGCGTTACCATTTTTTGAGTAATACCATTTACGATAAATCTTCCTTTTCTTCTCCAAAAACTCCTCGCGCCTCAAAGGGTCTTCTCTCATCCTTTTGCTATATTTGGAGCCATTAAGCGACCTCCTTCTCCTGTTTTCTTCCTTTGAGTAATATTTATCATATGATTTTTTCCGGCTAATGCGCTCCCTTTCCTGCCCCTCACTTGTTGCGCGCTTGGCTCTGGTGAACTCATACAAGCAATCCTTGCATCTTCCTCCGCCGGCAGTAAAAAAGGTGACACAACCACATTTTGCGCATGGTATTTCAGTGCAGACAAACTGCTTTAATCCCTGCTCTCTGGCTTTAATAGCCAGTTCTTTTCTTGTAGCCATAGTGTAATCCTTGCTGATTTGGTTTTGCCATCTTAGCACATCTATATGTCATGTGTTATAATTAATCAACATCAAAATAGAGGTATTTATCATGGCTAAATATGAAGTAATCGCCAGCGGAATCTTCGTCAAGGATAAAGACGGTCGCCTGCGTGAGCTTGCTATTGGCGATATCATTGACGAATCAAGCCCACACATTGAGTCAAAACTTCGCCCGGTTAGTGAGAAAGTTCTGGAAGTTGCAACTCCGCAAGAATCGCAGCCAAAGGCGAAGAAAACCAAGTAAAATAAACCCGCAAACAAGCGGGTTTTTTATTGGGGGATTTATGGCTATCAGATACGAAATTTTTACCACTCCGACTGATGGAGAGGTATTGTTGGGTGAAAGGATGTCACCTGACTGGACGGCGCTACAGGTCAACGTTGTGCCACTGGATGCGTCAGGAAACTACACGCCATTCACAAGCGGCACGGTTGCTGTCAAGGTGTCACCCTTTGATTCCGGCGATTACTGGATTGACGTCAACAATAATAATTATTATGGCGTCGCTTTGCGCCTGAAAATCGTCAAGAGTCAGTTACCAGCGGCAGTGGCATCATTGCGCGTTCTCATCTGGCGCGCTGATATCGCACCACCGGCCAGCAGCCTTACTGTGCAATCATACATAGAGAGAGCCAATAAACAAGGCAAGCTGTTTACCGCATCACGTCGTGTTGATGCGGTTGCAGGCTCCGCCAACCTCGATAGCATTTTCATCACCGGCGCTAAGCAAGTTATTTTTAATCAGCGCATTATCGGTTACACCGGCAAGGGTGTTATCGCGTCAATTTATCGCGGAGCGGTTGCGACTGGCGGAACGGCTGCGGAGATAAACAACCCCAACGATATAACGCCGCAAGCAGTTACCGCGCAGCTCCTGACCGGCGCTACAGTGACAAGCATCGGCCAGCTAACCATTGCGGCGGCGTATAGTGAAGGTAACGCATCGAATCAGGGGCAAGGTAATTCGCAGGCCATATTGGGTGAACGCGTTATCATGGCACCAAACACCACGTATCTTCTGCGCATCACGTCGCTTGACACAGCAGCACAAAACATTAACGCCTATGTGTCCTGGTTTGAGGATGATACTTATATCAATGGGTAAATGATAAAGCCCCGTGAGGGGCTTATTTGCGATTCTTAATATAATGCTGCTTTGCAATATACAGCATCTCATCAAACGCTTTTCCGGTTACACTACGGCACTGTCGGTAATGCTGCAAAGCAGCCTCAATGGCTGAATTGTCAATGCCAGGCAGTTTTTCGCGCAGGTTTTTCTCTATGAATTGTTCGGGATTCATTACCAACTCTCCACCACGTTTGCGCATTCATCATAAAATAAGAAATGCCTTGTTTTTTCTTCGTAACGCTTCATTTCAAACGCGATTATGTCCTCCTGATAGTGAATTTTCTCCACCTGGCGAGCCACTCCGTCTCGCATTAGGATGTGATCGCCTTCTTTTATGTTTTTTGCAGCAGTGCCAATTGTAATCATCACAGCTTCTCCAGAATCGCCAGCACTTCACTCAACTCCGCAGAAGGAAGGCGCAAAAATTCTTCTGTCTCCTGTGCCACATGGCCCTCAGCGACAACCATGTGATCTGCTTCTTTCAGCAACTGAATCAGGCGGTCAATCGGCTTAACTTTTTTGGCTTTGAGCGTTTTCGCCGTCACCTTATCCTTGCCTTGCGCTTTCGCTTCCTCAACGGCAGCATCAATAACGTTAACGGCATCATCGCCATGCTCGCGCGCCACTGCAACGGCGTTGGCATAGCTGATTTGTCCTGCATTGATGCGCTGCTTGATGGCATCAGGTACATCACCAAGTGACAGGTGCATCTGCACATCAGAAACAGAGCGGCCGACCTTCTTGGCGATTTCTTCATTCGTCCATCCAAAACCTTTCAGGCGCACATAAGCCTTTGCACGCTCAAGCGGGTCAAGCTGCTTGCCCTGACTGGATGACACCATGAAGGCGATTTTATCCGCTTCATCGCCGGTGAAGTCTTTGCACTCAATGCGCGCAATTGGTACGCCGCGCTCAATGGCACGCAATGCGCCAAGGTAGCGATGCTGACCATCAAGAATCTTGATGCGCTTACCATCGGCATCAGGAATAACAGTTAATGCCGGGATTGGCTGCCCCGATTCCCAGCACTGCGCGAAGTATTCGACGTGCGCAGGGTCGGCGTCGCGGATGTTGTATCCAGGCTCAAGGTAAAGCTGGTCCACAGGAACCTGATAACCCTTGTTAACCACGATTCCGCCGCGAGTCTCTTTGTCTGCATAAATTTTATTGAGAGATGTCATTTATTCCTCACTTTGATAAACATATTGCGCTTGCAATTGCAAAGCCGATAACGATTAACACAAGTTTTACTTTAAACTTACCCCATGCTTTCAGGTCTTGCTGACGGATTTCGTGGCGAATCATTTGGTTTCTCCGAGCGCTTTGGCGATTGCGGCACGCGCTTTGTCATATGGGCACATGCATGTAAAACCATTGTGGCCGCATGACTTATTACCACCTGTTTGCTCAGCCATTAATAATTGAAGTGCTTCCAGCAATTCAGGTGCGGCTGCTATCAGATTGGCATTAGCTACTTGAATTTCTATCTCCGGATCAAACTCAACATAAGCCACTTCAATTATCATCCCAAAACTTTGGTCATCAAGACCACTGACAGGGCCGATGCCCCTTCCAGTCTTGCTTGCCACCCACGGCCCCGGCGTACCTTTAAAACCTTTCATCTTCATCACCTCTAACATTTATTGTTGTTTCTACGTCATCACTATAGCGACACCCTCAATCTACGTCAACACTTTATGATAAAATTAAACCAACAACACTCACCCCGCGCTGTTCCGTCCTGAAAAACGTAAGGCGGCGAAATTGGATATAGCAATCGGCGTTATCGTCATAGCGTTTTCGCTGGTTCAGGTGTACAGATGCTGGAAGTTCATCATTCGGAGAATAATTAATGAGAGACGCGCTTCAGCACGCCGCAAACCAGATAATTAGTGGCACTGTCGGCCAGGTAATCGACAAGGCCGGTTATACATCCATCGGCACTGGTCTTGGCCTGAAGGTGGCAGAGCAGACGCCGGTCGCACAATCATACATTGCCTCAATGATCCCCCATTCGATTACCGAGTGGGCAGCGGTAGCCTCTATACTTGGCGCGCTGTCACTGGTGGCAAAAAACCTTTTTGAGATGTGGTGGAAGATTCGGGAGAGCAAAAAGAATGGCAGCACCGACAGCAAGTGAACTCGTCGCCGCCATGGCGTCAAGAGGCGTAACTATCACCACGGCAGATGCAACTGGCATCCTGTGTCTGGTAGCGAGCATCACAGAGTGCCTTGAACTTAATTACCCTGAAGACACATGCAGACAGGATGCAATTCTGCTATGGGCATCCATCCTGATCGCCTCAAATACAGCCGGGAGATACATCACCAGCCACCGGGCGCCATCTGGTGCGTCGCAATCATTTGGCTATGGAAGCAAGCCGTGGATGGCCCTTTACAATCAGATGAAGCTACTCGATACGGCAGACTGCACAGGAGACCTTGTGGAAGAGCCTGATGGAAGTGCAAAGCCGTGGTTTCGGGTTGTTACCGGGAGTAAGTGCAGATGAAAACGTCAACATTAACTGTAAATATCGAAATCCGTAAATGGTGCATGCCGTTGCTGATTATCCTGGTATTGCTGCGCCTTCCTGTTCCACGCTGGGTTTATACTCTTGAGGCCGCACCATGTCAGCAATAGCCAGATGGACTTACACATATCCATGCACAATCTGGCGGCTTACTGGCAAGGATAAGTATGGCAAGCCAACATTTGCCGCGCCAGAATCCATCATGTGTGATTATGGCTTCGATAAGAATCTGACAACTGGCACAGCTGGCAATGAGATTGCACAGAAAAACACATTCTGGACGGAGTATCAGGATGCGTCTGTTGGCGACTTCATCATGCTTGGCACCGTCACAAGTGCTGACCCTCTAGCCGCCGGAGCTGACCAGATTAGAAACGTAGTGAATTACGGCAACACACTAAATCGTAACGACCTTCCTGATTTTGCGCTGGTAACGGGGTAATGTATGAGCAGAAGAGAGAGACTTTTGAAGTGCGCGCAGCTTAATCTTGACTTGATGCGGTTAGGTGTCAAACCCATCTGGCAACTGCATTACTGGATGAAATAATGGCCGCCAAAATGCGAGGTATCCAGCAGGCGATTAAGCGCACTCAGCAGATAGTCGGCGAGATTACTGGCGAGAAGGCGGTATCAGCAATAAAAGCCGCCAACTACATCATCAGGACTGAATCGGCGTCTATGACTCCAGTAGCTACATCGGCGCTGATAAACAGCCAGTATGACACCGTTGAGGTTAATGGCACTCGCATAACCGGCAAGATTGGATATGCTGCTAATTACGCCCTGTATGTCCACAATGCACCAGGTAAATTGCTTGGCACGAATACGCCGCGCACAGGACGACTCAAAGGAAAGGGTAACGTGTGGGATAAAAGCGGCGAGCCTAAATTCCTTCTCAAGGCTGGCGAAAACACACGCGAGCTTGTCGATCAGGTAATTAAAAAAGAGATGACGCTAAAATGAGAGATATGCTTGAGCTTGTTGACCAGTACCTTAGCGATGCCGGTCTTTATGATGGGTGGACTTCTCAGCTTGAGTTCTGGAATGATACCGAAGTTGGCACAGATCGGTTTATGGTGCTGCAATCCAATGGCGGCACGAACGTAAGCAAAGACCTCGGCAATGATTATTATTTTTCGCTCTATGTTGTCGGCCAGCAGGGTCAGTACAACATCGAGGAGACAAAAGCAAAAGCGCTTGATGTCATCTCATATATCAAAGAGCATCCCGTTGATAGTTGCATTGGCATGATTCAGTTGCAGGCGCCGCTTGGTCGTCCAACACTCACTACAGAGCAGAGACCGGTTTACGAGTTGTTTCTGAGGGTTGTTTTTGGTGAGTGATGGTTCCCGCGACAGGATTCGAACCTGTAATCATCCGATTATGAGTCGGGTGCTTTAACCAGTTAAGCTAAACGGGAATTTGGTGCACCATACTGGATTCGAACCAGTTACCGATTGCTTAGAAGGCAATTGCTCTATCCTGATGAGCTAATGGTGCGTTTATTGTTGTGGTGGCAGCACACCTAGCCGCACGTTTTCAGTAAAGTTACATCAGGTGATCAGTCTGACGCTGTTAGGGCGTGAGATTTATGCCCCGCATTCACCACAACGGAAAGAGCACTGCCTAGATACTAGGTCCATTTCCTAACGGAAAATTCAATGCTCTTACCTGTTGTGTGTTGTGACTACTAACCCAGGAACCCATTACCGCGCTTTGGCTCGACCTTTTTACAGGTTGGTGAATGTATTTCATCCGCTTGCATTCATATGTTTTGCTTTCGTCACAACGGAAATGGCGCTACACTTTGCTTCGTACTCTGTGGCAATCATGTCCACTATGTAAACCTGCAACGCCATTTCCTGTTATGTGCTGGCGTCTCACATTAACAGTAAACCGAATGCCACCTGTTAATGTCCCTGCATTCTGCGACCAGCAAAGTAAATCTACACCACCATTCCGCGCCTGTCAACATGATATAATACGATTGTTTAGCTAAACACAGAGGATTCTAAACATGGCTATTTGTGCAAATGACAACGGCATCATCACAGGTCGCCAGTCGCTCATTGAGCTGGCTGATGGCTGCTGGGATGCCGTTCCCGCAGAGGAAGACTGGAAGTTTTTCGCCCCTATGACATCGAAAGGGGTCGACTTCAGCCCGAGCACCACTACTTCAGAAGCCGATGATGGCGATGGTTTTGTTGCCACTCTGGTAACGACTGCTGACCTGACCATTTCTGGAGACTTCGAGGTACGCAAGGCTGACAAAGCTGATGAGTATGGCGTGCATAACCTCATCAAATACTTTGTAACCGAAGTTAAAGCGCGTCGTCAGCCGTCTGTCTGGGTTCGTCAGACCACCGGTAACACCGTTGTTGTGGCCTACTGCAACATCACCGCGCTGAGCTATGACGGCGGCACCAACGACATCATCACCGGCTCTGTTGAGTTCAAGCCGTATGATGGTTCCACCGTTGACGTGTCCAGCATTGAAGACCTGACGCTGACTACCGATATCGCCGCCACACTTAGCGTTGCGACTGGTGCAACTCTGACGCTTGGCCCGGTTGTCGCCGCTGGCGGTGTTGAGCCTTACACTTATCAGTGGTACAAAGGCACATCTCCGATTAGTGGCGCAACTTCTGCCACATATACCAAGGCAACCGCCGCTGCTGGTGATGCTGGCACGTACTTCTGCCGCGTTACTGACTCAGCAACCAGTCCTGATTACGTTGACTCCACCAAGTGTGTTGTTACCGTTACGGCATAAAGAAAACCCCCGAAAGGGGGTTTATAGTTTATGTGGAACAAGTTTATATTGTTTGGTCTTTTTGCATTTATCACACGTTACGAATCGCCGGGTAAATGCATATCCATTCTGTCCAGCCATTGGGGCGCCGCAGGCAGCCAGGTTATCATTGCGCCCACTCTCAACATGAATTTTTTTACCTGCATACGGGTGTCCATTACTCATCATCATCCTCCTCACTAATCGCAGTATCGAGTTGACGGCGAAGCATACACAGCGCGCCATGCGGCATAAACTGTGAAACCATTCCGTCGAATATCTGGCGGTTTAATTTATTATCAATGCGCGGCCTGATTGCAGACCAGCATGACCGTATAGCGCGATTAACCGGACGGCGGTCGAGCATTGCGAGTCGCGCAGCTAGCTCAATAGTCACGAGTGCATCAAGATACTGCTCACAGGCGTAGCGGCCTTCATCATCCATTATTATCATCCTGCATCATGAGAAATACTATCATGGCGGCGCGGAGTGGGTTTTTATGGTTCATGCGATGCTTAACATATGCAGGCTTGAATTGCGCTCGCCATGTTTTCTCGTGCCTGTTCACCACAATACATTCCAGAGAAATGCCATTATTAACAATAATCGGCCATGCATCTGCTGGGTTGTTGCATGGGTCAAATTTACACTTAAATTCCCGTTATCAAAAAAGAAAAAACCATCGTTATTAATATGCGCAAGCCCACCATTTTGGCAAAAATCATTACTAAGCCAAAAGAATACTTTTTGCGCAACTTCTATATCACTCATCTTGCTGTAATCAGTGCTCATCTCTTATCCTCCACCACTACGCCAATCTTAGCCAGCAACAAAATCGCCTTTACGCGGGCCTCTTCATAGGTGTAACCCTGATCGATGTAAAGGTCGATGTAAAATCTCAAATCAGAATCAGTCTCGTTCATATGTCAAACCCTCAATCACCTTATGCTTTCAATCTACGTCAGTCTTGCTCTCCCTGTCAATGGTATAATTACGTCATTATGAAAACAGGATTTAGACATGAGACAACGCACACCGCTAACAGAAATCGGAGAGATGCGCATCTACCTGGATGACAAGTCTTTTTTCTTCAAACCATCATTTGCGGCGATGAATGAGCTTGGCTCACCAAAAGAGATTGTCGAGCTGTACGTTACGCTTAATGGCTATGAATACGCGGCCATACTCGGCGCCATTCAGTCAATGCCATATGGCGCGCAGATTCAGGTGGCAAAAATCCTGTCACGTCCTGCCTATGGTAAGAAAGTGCTCAGCGCCGCCTGCCTCATCATGCAGTCCTGTTGTGATGATGATATCTCGGTGCTCATTGGGTCATGGAAGCCGACTCCGCGCGGTGTGAAGTACGTCACCGGAAGAATGCCAGTAAATGACATTATTATTATTGCTCGCAACCTGATGGAGCATGGCATCATCGGCAAGTCTCCACTCAAGGTTCCTCAGCGCTCGGAAAACCAAAAGCGCACAACCAGTGAGTTGAGAATGTCGGATTACATCATCTCAGCTCGCACTCACTTCGGAATCACCCGTGAGGAAGCCGAAGACCTGACCATGACCGAGTATCAGCAGATGATAAAATCAAAATACCCGGAACCGGAAGGCATGACGCGCGAGCAGTATGATGCGTCTTATGAACGGGCTAAGCTGAATAAACAGAAACTGAAAGAGAAAGCCGCCAGAAAGGCCGCTAAAAGCAAAGGAGCAAAATAATGGCAGAAGAAGTTGGCGGCATTGTCTATGAGGTTGGCATGGAGGTCTCTGGCCTCACTGCTGGCGCTAAACAGGCAGAGGATGCACTTGACAGCATCGATAAGTCAGCGCAGAACTCATCAAAAAGCATGGATAAGCTGGATGGTGCGGCATCATCATCTGGCAAAGAGCTTTCAGCCCTGGCAAAAATTGTAAGCTCCATTGATGCAACTCTGAAGGATATGGCTTCATCGTCTAAGACTGCCGCCAGCTCAGTAGAAGCTACAACCTCCAGCGTCACTGGCGCCGAGCAAGTTATTGCATCCCTAAACCAACAGCTTGCACAGATGCAGCAGGCTCAGGTGTCCGCGAACGCAACCGGCCTTGCGCTTCAAAACTCAGTCAATCAGGTCACTCAGGCTATTCGCGCTCTTGGCGCTCAGTCCACTGAAACCGGCGGCTCGATATCTGGTATCGACAGGATGATTGAGTCTCTTGGAAATCAGATTGCCATTCTTGATGAGCAGGCAGAAAAAGGTGCACGTAGCGCTGCTATTCTTGCCGCTCAGTTGCGTGCTGGAGACAGCGCCACGGATTCACAAAAAGCAAAAATTGCTGAACTTACCGGCCGCCTTTATGACATGAAAAATGGTACTGAGGCTGCCGGTAAGTCAACTGGAAACTTTAAGAATATCATGCAGCAGGGCGGCTACCAGATTCAGGACTTCATTGTCCAGGTTCAGGGTGGTCAGTCTGCGCTTGTGGCATTCAGTCAGCAAGGTTCTCAGCTGGCATCCGTATTTAGCCCTGTTGCCGGTGCGGTGCTGACTATCGCAACGGTTATTGCTGGCACCCTCATTGCTTCCCTTGGCAACGGAAAAAACGCCGTGGACGCGCTGAAAGAAGCGATTACCACAATGGATAGTGTAGTGTCGGTGTCGTCTTCTGGTGTCGCAGTGTACACCGACAAATTCGCTCAGCTTGCCAAGGTTAACGCCAGCGTAGCAACGCTTATGCGCCAGCAGGCGCAGCTTGAGTTACAGACAGCGCTTTCCAAGGTATCAGCTGAAGTCACCAAGGCATCCAGCGATTTTATCGGATTTGGTGACTCGCTTGTGTCATCGCTTGGCGGTGGTTATGCCAGCGTCAAACTGTTCAATGACTACATGTCGCAGTTGAATATCACTACCAACAGCTGGACGGAGGCTATTAAGCAGGCATCTGCTGCCGGGGAGGGCGGAAAAACCTCAATGAATGGCATGATTGCCACCGTTGGTGCTCTGGCAAGCAAATTCCAGCTCTCAGACCAGCAGGCTTTCGAGTTTGCGAAACAACTGTCAGACATTGCCAAAAATCCATCAGATGAAAAATTAAAATCGCTGATAGACACCCTGCAAAAAGTAGGTCAAGGGACTTCAAGTGGCGCTGTTACTGCGCAGGAATACGCAAAGAGGCTACTTGAAATAGCAACCAGCAGCGCAGATGCTACTCAGCGACTGCGCGTATTGAAACAAATGACGGATGAGCTTACTGACTCTCAGGATAAGGCGCTTCAGCAGGCTAAGCAGACCCTCTTCATTGAGCGACAGACTGGCGTAGAGAAACAGAAGGCGCTCGCATGGCGTGATGCTGAGAATCAGGGGCTAAAAGCAGGTACTCAGGCATTCCGTGACTATTACAATGTTCGCCTGCAAACCTATCAGCAGCAGGAGAAAAATGCACAAGCCCTGAAGGATGAGCGTAGCGCACAAAGTGCTGCGGAATCAGCGGCGAAAAAAGCAGCCACAGAGCAGGAGAATATCGCCAATAAACTTGAGCAGCTTCGCCAGAAGTCACTGCTTACCGCTGAAAGTACAAGAGAGCTTAGCCGCGAACAGTCAATACTGGCTGCTCAGCAGTCTCTTGGAAAGGGAGCCACTCAGGAGCAAATTAACCTCGCCGGGCAATATGCGGCTAAGGCATGGGATAATGCCAACGCGCTCAAGGCTCAGGCAGAGGCGGAGAAACAAAGGGTCGAAGCTGTAAAGGGCTTCGCTGCATTAAAATCGCAGACATCCCCAATGTTTGCCGTTGAAACAAATTATCAGAAAGATTTAGCAGCGCTCAATGCTTACGCGGTGGCTTACCCGCAAAAGATAGCGGAGGTTGAACAGGCCAGAGCGGCAATTGAGGAGCAATACCGCCAGCAGCGCCTTGATGCCATGTGGCAGGAGTGGAGCCAGCAGAATGCGGCTACGCAAGCAGCAGCTGCTGCATTTGATGCTTTTGGGCAAACCGCAAGCAATGCCTTAACTGGCGTTCTGACTGGCTCAATGTCTGTTAGCGAGGCGCTACAGTCAATAGGGAGTAATGTGTTAAATGCGGTTATTAACTCTTTCGTTCAGATGGGTGTGGAGTGGCTTAAATCGGTAATTATGGGACAGGTTGGTATGACCGCAGCTGCAGGAATGGCGGCGGCTCAGGCCCAGCTAATCGCAGCGGCAATGGCACCAGCGGCAGCAATGACCTCGCTTGCTACAGCTGGTGCGAACGCAATCCCTGCACAGGCTGGCATTGTTTCCACCGTTGGTGTAGCTAAAGCCATGTCGGTTGCCGGGGCATTAAAGAATGGCGGCCCTGCGCAGGCTGGCTCAATGTATCAGGTCGGTGAGAATAACCTCCCTGAAATCTTCCAGGCCAGTACAGGTAAGCAGTATATGATTCCCGGAGATTCAGGTAAGGTTATCAGCAACAAAGACCTTACCGGCGGATCTTCTGGCGGTGGCTTGATTATAAATAATAATGTTTATAATAATTCAAGCGGAGCAACAGCAACTACCAGTGCCAGAGACAATGGAGATGGATCGGTCACAATTGAAACAATAGTCGCAGATATAGACAACGGAGGCGCTGTTGGGCAAGCAATTTCAAGGAATTATAGCACCAACAGAAGAGCTACAGAGTAAAAAAAGCCCCTTATGGGGCTTCTTTCATTATCTCGCTCATTAATTCAGGTGAGTATCTTAACCATTCTGTTGCTCCATCAAATCCTGCCAGTCCTGCGCTTTCGTATTTCTTATGATAATACTTTTCAATGCGCATGGCTTCGACTCCGGTTGTTTTTATCTTTGCTATCAGGTTGAAGTCGAATGGTGTTCCTGATTTAAGTTGCGATAATCTTTTTCTGATTTTATTAGTTATTCCAACCTTAATAATTCCATCGGCCATCAAGAAATACACATATCCGGTCAATGATGGATTATATCCACCTTTTGAACAAGAAGGGCAGCCACTACCTTTCATATGTGTATTTGGTGATTGCATGAATATCCCATGAATAGGGCAGACTATTTTTACCTTACTCATTACATTTCTATAATCAACAAGATGATAGTCATATCTTGAATCGTGAATTTTATTTGATCTGATGATGAACTCACCTACCTTTAAAGTTCTTCCTTCAACTCTAGACTGAATGCCACATGACGGACACCCCTTGCCGTTTACATGTGATATGGCTCTCTGAGTAAATAACCCGTGTATGTTGCATTTAATATTAACATCGGCATCCATGCCATTAAAATTAGCAGCAGAGTAATCATATCTCAATCCATGTCTAGAAACAGCCCTAGAAATAAAACTATCAATAGAATGCGTTTTCTTTTCGGATATCCTTTTATATCCGCACAATCTACACCCTAAACCTCCAAGGTGTTTATAAGGAAGCTGATTGAAATCCCCATGGGTTGCGCATGTTATTGTTATTTTCGTGTGTGAGTTTATATATTCAACTTTAGAATAATCATAAGAGTCACCATGTTTTGCAATCGCATCAGCCACAAACTCACGCGTTGTTTTCCTCTTACCTCCAGAGCATGATGGGCACCCGGACCCATTCAAATGAGCACCTGGAGTTTGCTCAAAATCACCGTGATAATGGCAGGTTATAATTATCTTTATCTTTGAGCCAGTGTACACGGATTTATCATAAATGTACTTATCGCCATGGATGGCTTTAGCTTTTGCTATAAACTCTTCTGTGGTGAGCTTGCGCATTTGGAATCCTCGGTTAAAGGTGGTTTGAAGTGATGCAGCAGGCGATAACCAATCGCTTTTCATCTGGCCGGACTAGCTGCACTTATGATTGTACCATCAACGTGCTAAAATACAACAACAAGAGATGGAGACTATCATGGCCACAATTCCCTACCCAAGCTGGTTGCCTTTAGCTCAGAGGTCCAGCAAGAACATGACGACTCAAACGCCGTTCCGCAGCGATCAGCCTGCCGTTGGCGCGCCGATTTTCCAGAAGTTGACAACTGACGTTGCGGTAACATGGAGCCTCACCTGGGTTTTTACGCTTCGCCAGGAGCGTGCATTCATCCAGTGGCTGCGGAGTTCGAGATACCTTAACCACTGCACTGAGTGGTTTACAATGGATATCGACCTTGGCGGCAGCGGACTGCAAACGCAGACCCTGCACTTTACCGATTATCCAGTGCAGACCAGCATTAATGGCGGACTTGTTACATGGTCTGGCAATGTTATCTGCAAGACTCTCAATAACTCAATGGATGATTTTGATGATGTTCTCGTTGAGCTTGATGAGAGATGGTTTTCATGGCTTGATGAAGTCGTTAACAGGGATTTGCCGGAGTATCCATAATGCCAACATTGCGTGAATACCAGTCAAAAAGGCCAAACTGGAAGCTGTATGACACCATAACCTTTTATCACTCTTCATTTGGTTACGTCCGGCTAGTTGGCAATGAGTTTTCTGATGTTGTGCTTGGTGGTCAGACTTACCAGCCAGTGCGCATGGATGTAACCAGAAGCCAGCAATCAAACACGCCGGTAATCAATGCCACGCTGAAGTTTGCGAGACTGGCAAATGACTTTAAGCAATATCTGAAGCTCTGGACTGGCTCCGGAAGGATTGAGCCAATCACTGCGCTTTATCAGCGCTTTGATGAAACTGACAAGAACACACCACTGAAGCCGTACACACTTTACGTTAACGATGTGACGCTTGATCAGTCTGATGTGACTGTCTCCATTTCCATCAAAAACCCCATTAACGGCAACGTGGCAAAACTTTATGACATCACAGAATTCCCTGGACTGCGCACAATTTGAGTCGCTTATGCTTGGCAAGCCATATGTTGACAGGTGCTGCCATGAGGATGCAGTGGATTGCTGGGGTCTTGTGGTTCTCTTTTATCGCCTTTGTCATGGGATAAACGTTCACCACGATGATTCATATTCAACGGGTGGTGACTTTGTCACCTGCTTTGATAGCGAGGTTGAATTCTGGCGAGAAACCACGACACCGAAAGTTGGCGATGTGGTTGTTGCATATCGCGGAAGTCATCCGGTACATGTCGCGCTGTGGTGGGGTCGTGATAAAATACTTCATGCGCGAGAGAAGGCGGCGGTCAAAGCAGATCGCCTGCGAACACTCGAAAAACTATCAACAAAATTAAGGTTTCTGACTTATGCCGGTGATTCACATTCAGAAAATGCCAGGGGTGCCAAAGGAAACGGGTAATGTGGCAACAGGTACTAACCTGTGGCGCTGGCTTGAAAGCTCTGGCCTGCCAGCTGATATCCGCATAGCACTCAACGGGCGCATTTTTGGCCCTGATGATGAACTTTCCATTGCGCTAAAACAGAATGATATTGTTAACATTTACTGTCAGCCTCGCGGAGCCATTGGCGATCTTATCAGCACGATACTCAAGCCTGTAACTAAGGTTCTTTCTTTTCTGCTGCCAAAGGCATCAACGCCATCGACCAGCACTGGCACGACGGTTGAATCACCGAATAACAGCCTGAAGTCGCAAACCAATATTGCGCGAAACGGAGAGGCAAGACCTGACAACTTCGGTCAGATAAGGGCATTCCCTGACCTGATTCAGGAATCGCTTTTTGAATACATTGACGATCTGAAGTACGTCACTGAGTTCATGAACTTTGGCCTTGGGAAATACACCATTTCATCGGTTCGCTATGCGGAAACTAATCTTGGTTCTCTGCCCGGGGCCACTCATGTCATCTACAATCCAGGTGATGTGATTGGACAAATAATTGAGCCTTACCAGTTCGACGGACTTGATGGTCAGGAGGTTCCAGGGCTAAACGAGTCAGAGGACACCCCGATAGAGACAGCGACCACGACATCTGTTACCAGTGGCGATTATGCTGGCGGTCAGCTGTTAATGGTCATACCAAAAAACACTGATTTCGATTACTTTATGGGTCTCTCTTTGCCGCACTCTGTGTCATTAACAATAAATATTACCTACAACTCGACATCCGGGCCAGTTACTGAAAATATCCAGCTTAGTGGCAACATCATTTCAGCTGAGGAAACTGAGACAGGCGTCATTCCTGATATTCAGTATTTCTATAATTTCACCTTCAATAACCTGACCGGCGCAAATCTTGGCAACCTGACAGGAGCAACCATCAACAACACTTATTTCCAGATTGTGGATAATGAGGCGCTTGTTGTTGGCCCATATGTTGGAGCCGTGGAATCGACGCAGGTATGGGTTCACGTTCAGTCTGAGCTTGGGCCTACCAGTGGCACGGCGGATTATCTGATCAAGGTATGGGCGGTTGATGATAATGGGGATGCCATCCCAGGAACCGAGGAGCAGCTTGCAGACAGTATTGACAACCCATTCAATCAGACAACCAAAACCTATTATCGCACGTATAAGTTAACTCCTGCTTATGGGCTGGCTAAGTATGCCATCAGCATTGAAAGAACAAACAACTCAAACTCTGGCAACCGCGTAACGTTGCAGGCGGCGCACGCCATCAACATCCGCGAGAATGTAGTTTATCCTGATGACACCCTTGTTAAAGTCACGGTGAAGGCCACGCTTCAGCCCACATCAGTTACTGAGCGCAAATATAATGCGCTGATCACCCGCTGGACTATTGGATACAATAGAACAACCGCGGCAGTCGACTATACGTTAACGCCATCAAGAAGTTTTGCAGATTCAGTGCTGCATAACTGGCTTATTACTGCTGGTCAGCCTGAAAGCACGATTGACGTGGGAAGATTATATGAAATAGCTGATGCGCTGCCTGATGAGCGTCTTGGGTACTTTGATTACACCTTTGACGATGAGGATAAGTCCATTGGTGAGCGAATCCAGACCATCTGTGATGCCGCTCGCGTAACTGTATTTTGGGATGATGGCGTCTTGTCTTTCTCAAGAGATGAGCAAAAATCAACCCCTGAAACTGTGTTTAATACCAGAAACACGCAGGCTGATGGCTATAAAATGTCTTATGACATGACTTTGCCAGGCTCATATGATGGCGTAAGCGTTCAGTACCGCGACCCAAACACAAACAAACAGGCTTACGTTTATTATAAAGTTGGGGTATCTGGTATCGAACCTGGAGAGCCAACTAAGCCGAAAAAATTCGACATGCTATATGTTCGAAACCTGTATCAGGCAACAGACAGGGCTATGCTTGAATGCAATCGCCTTATGTACTCACGTCGCGGAATGGAGATAAAAGCGCTTGCCGATGGAGAGTGGGTAAACGTTGGCGATATGATTTCCGTTGTCGACATTTATGATTCAGTGCAGCAGACTGGCGTTATCCGTTCAAGGTCTGGAAACGTATTTACCACCAGTGAACAGCTCACAGCAGGAAGCGGCCTGTTTGTGGTCATCACTGGCGCCAATGGGAATGTGTCAGAACGCCTGGCTTGTACCGTTACTGGATTGAATACATTCGAGTGCGCATTACCATCTGATTTCGAGTTAAACATTTTTGACGGTGTTAATGTTCAGTCAGAATCAAGATATGCCATCTCAACAGAGGTTGAGCTTGACTCAACCTTATGGACAGTGAGTCAAAAAACTCCAGGTACTGATGGCACAGTGTCTCTTACAGTAACTGAGTACAGTGACGCTATGTACGCCTACACCAACCCTGTTGCATGATACAATAGGGCAATTAATGATTACGGAGATTGCAGCCGATGGCTACTACCCCAACTAACAAGCCAATCCCTTCTGAAGACCCGCGCGACCTGAAGTTTAACGCCGGGAAGATTGATGAAGAGGTCAACGGAAGTGCTGATTACTACACCGACCGATTCGGCATGCAGAGGCTGACGAATACAGGAAGGAATAATCAGTTTCAGGAGGCGCAGGACCAAAGGGAGTCTGATTTCGTTGCGTCACAAGTGGATAAAGAAGCGCGTTTTCAGCAATTTCTTTTAAGCTCTGGATATCAGTTTCTTGGTGATTATGAAAATGGGCCATACACAATTGCAGCTCGCAATCAGATTATTCGTTATCAGAATGAATTCTGGCGTTTAAATGCGTCCACCAATCCACCATACACGACCACTGGTGTTAATAGTACGTCGTGGGCCACCGATGTCACGCATCTGGTGAGCGTTGGTGATGCTAATTTACGTCAGGAGTTATATCAACCTACAGGGTTAGGTTTGATAGGTCAGTGCTCGACTATATCAGCTTTAAGAAACATAGCATTTAATCAGGTAGGGCAGCAGGTTTTTGTAAAAGAACATACCTCCGGGCAAAATGCCGGCGGAGGTATTTTCTACTGTCACGCCCTCACATCGTCAAGTGAGGTGGATGATAACGGTTTTCAGATTATAAATAATTTTGGGCAGGTTATTCGCAGGAAAGACCCCACTATACTATCTGCCGAAATGTTCGGATACATCCCAGACTTTAATGGAACCACCCAGACAGGCACCGACAACGCCCCAGCTATTCGCAACGCTATTAAGGCGGCTATTACTTTTAAGTACACCAAGGTTGTGCTTCCTGCAGGCGCAGCTCTAGTGGATGTTACTTCTGCCGACATCAACTTAGGTGGTCAGGGGTACAGTGGAGTGAACGGCGTGCGCGTACAGGGTCAGGGGCAGCAGAGCACCAGGCTATTTGTTAGGGGCCCTCTTAACTCTGTATGCTTCTCGAATATAGGCGGTAGCGGCTCAAGCTCTTATAAGTCCATATCCGGGCTGACTCTTATTTGTACTACAGATAGTACTAGAAACGTAATCCTATACCGGATGCAGGGTTGCTGTATGTCTCATAACCACGACCTATACATATTAAACGGGTTGATTGGCGTACAGTATTATAACGCACCAAGTGCCGGTACGTTTACCGAGTTTAACACCTTAAGCTACAGTCGTGTGCAGGGGTGTCTGTATAATATCAGTTTTGATGTTAACGGTGGCGACAATAGTTTCCACGGAAACTCCTTTGTTAACGTCCAAAACCAGATCCTTGCAGGGGCAACATACGGCGCTGGTGTTCGGGTACTTGGTTCGACAGCGCCAGCGTATCTGTACAATCAGACATGGGACATGAAATTCTTTGGCGGTACAAACTGTCGGGCTTTTCTACTGACAAACTGTAACACCGATAACTTATACGGTAATTTGACTTTCGAAGGAAACATAATTTGCGAAACGACTGATGATTCATATTTCGAGTTTAAAGGGAATCTGGCTGGTATAAGCGGCACGACATTTACTGTAGCCACACCAACAACAACAAGAGCAGCCAACTTTGTGTTTAATAACACGCTGTCGAATTTTAGTGCTTTCACCAATGGAACACTATCCTCGTATAGCCCCCGCCTATATAATCCAGAGCTAGCGGATACTACAGATAACGGGGTATCCGCCTCCCTGTGGCGCGTGCGCAACTCCACAGGTGATGGTATTCTATTTAATTCTTTTTCAGGTAGTCCTGGGTGGTTCTTCACAACCACCGCAGTTAATCAACGCATACAAAGCGCGTCACCAAAATACTCATTTGGGCCAGATGGTAATAATATTACCGCGTACAGCGCGACTTTATATTTAAACCCCAACAATTCGACGTATGGCGTGCAGCTATCAGCAGAAAATGCGAGATTCTCCCCCAGAGAAGATAACGTAATGTCGTGCGGGTCTGGGGGCTTTAGATGGACTCAGCTTTTTGCGACTAACAGCACAATAGGAACATCTGATAAACGTAAGAAGACCAACCTGCGCCAGATATATGATGCAGAAGTGGATGCTTTCTATGAAATAGGTCTCCTTGATTCGGTGTGGCAATGGCTTGAAAAGTATCAGATCGAGGGTGATGATGCTCGGTTGCATTCCGGGCCTACAGTACAAGACGCCATTGCCATTATGGAAGATTACGGTCTTGACTGGTCAAGTTACGCCTGTTTCGTTCATACTTCCATCCCTGAGCACGTCGATGCAGAAGGTATTGCGCAACCGGCAGTTGATGAGTACGCATTCAGAAAAGAGGAGCTACTTTTTTGGATTTCCAGATCTATAGTTGCTAAGCAGCAAGACATATTAGCGCGTCTTGATGCGCTTGAAGCTAAGTAATTAAAAAAGGGCCTTGCGGCCCTTTCTTCATTAAAACGGAATATCATCATCAAAATCCATCGGCGGCTCATTTGCTGGTGGTTTTGGTATGTTTGATGGTTTCATTCAAAAACTATCAATTTGTATGCTCTTATCATGAGGCTTTTTCAAATGGTAATACGTTGCTCTCCAGTCATTGAATGCCATCATGGCTGCTTCCCATCCAAGGCATACGCACACAAAGCATTCTGCTTTTTTACTCGCCTCAAGATACTCAAGCTGACCATCCTCCCATTCGCAAAGTGTATGGTCTCTCCTCTTCATCTCAATGACAAGTGAGGGGTTCCCAGGGATTATTATATCTGAAGCTCCTTTGTTTAAAGCTCCTTTCTTTTTTAGGTTATTAACTTCGTGCGCTTTTCTCTTCCCCTCGTTTGGGACGTGAAGAACAAGGCGCCCAAAACTGTCAGGATACATTTTCTTCAACTGATTTATGAATGTTACAAGTTCAGCATCTTCTACAGGACATTTTTTATTGCGGTAGTCCTTTTCACCATAAATTTTTAACCATTCTGGAAAAATCATAACTCACCCCAGTACATTCCTTTCACATTGTAATATTTGCTGCCTTTATCCTTTCTGAACATAATGGCAGTAGGATATGTAGCATCTTCTCTTCTCGATAGTGCTTCATCTATTTCCAGTACCTCTCCAAAAGATTTAATACTGAAGTCCTCCCATTCTCTTCTTTGCCATGTCTTTTCTGCCATAGGTTTAAAGAATTTATTAACGAACCATGGCGACTGCTCAATAGCAAACTTAACTACCAACATATCATCACCACTACTTACATAGTGGCGCGTGATGCTCATCATTGTAACTTTTGATTGCTTGGTTGCATCAGGCGCAGAGTCAAGTCTTGCCGCCTCTTCCTGTAGCTTCTGATTTGGGTCAATAATTTCTGCTTTGCAGCTCACGCAGTTACGAGCAGCAATATCATTTTCAAAACCACAATCAGGGCATTCTTTGAATGACCACTTATACGTGCAACGACGCATTTCACGCAGCGCACCAACCATAATATAGTTCTTACAGCGACGCCCAAAGTGTCCTGGCATTGGCTTTTGTCCTATCTTTTCGCCAGATTTATCATAAATATCTACCATTATTCTGTCACCAGCGAGATCAAGCCAATATCCCTCACTGTCCATATCAAGGCCTTCTGGATTTGGGCGCACTCCAAATTCATTAACAAATCCGCATGATGGGCATTTTACTTCCATTGGAACAGATGGTTTTTTTCGCGTTGCTTTAATCTCAGGAGTAAACAGGTCTCCTGTCTCAGCAAAATGACGGTCTATGTTTCCTGCGTAGTCGCTCACGAGAAAGTTTTCCTTCCCTTCGTAAAGCCTTGTTCCACGACCTATTATCTGCTGATACAGTCGCGGTGACTCTGTGGCGCGCATTACAGCAATATGATCGCAATGTGGCACATCGACGCCAACCGTAAGGATATTCTGGTTGACGATGTATTTAACTTTCTGCGCCTTAAAATCTGATATAGCCTTGTTGCGCTCGGCAGTAGACATATCACCGAAAACATAGCTATAACTACCAGAAGGCAGAGATTCCATAATCTCCATGGCATGCTTTTTCGTGCTGGCGAAAATCATAGTTCCACGGCGATTCGCTGAACGCCTGACGATATCCTCAACGATGCGAGATGTCTTGCGTCCTTTTCCAACCATAGCGCGCTCTACCGATGCAGTTGTATAACGCCCAAGTTTATCCTTCTCAAGTCCAGAGGTATCATATTCTTCTTCTACGTGCTCAGTAACTGGAGGAGTCAGGTAGCCATTATCAATCAGGAATTTTGCCTCAAGCTCATAAACAACCTTGTCATAGTAAGGTTCAATCGCCGTATCTTCGTCGGTTGGCCCATCAATATAGTGCTCCTTATAGATATAACCAGTACCAAGGCGGTAAGGCGTTGCGGTCATTCCAATGATGCGCAGCTTTGCGTTGCGACGCCTCACCTCATTAATAATAAATTTAATGGTTGGCGTGATGCCGTCGCACTCATCAATGATGACGGCGCCATATTTATCTCCGAACATTTCAATAGAGTTTTTGATTGTGACAGGAGAGCCAAACACTACCGGGTGGCGCAGATTTTTAGGACCAGCCTTGGCGCTAAACATGCTTGCTGGCTCGCCAGTTAAGAGGTATTTAGAGCGATTCTGCGTCACAAGCTCCCCCGTGGGAGCAATGCAAAGCACACGCTTTTTACTCATCTCATAGATGCGTGCTGCAAGCTCAGCGACAACCATTGACTTTCCTGCGCCAGTGGGAAGGATAATAACGCATGATGAGATTGTTCTTCTAATGTGAGCCATAGCAGCGTCAACCGCTTCCTGCTGGTATGGCCTTAGCGTATATTTCATAATGTCCTCTCGAATAAAAAGGGCCACGAATGGCCCTTGGTTACTTTTTGAAATCAAAATGGTACATCATCGTCGAAGTCAACCGGCGGCTCTTCATCCTGCGGCTTTGCCGTTTGCTTTTGTTGCTTTGCTGCTGGAGCTGCTTTAGTCTGCTGGCGACCAAATACCCCGGCAACGTAGTTGCCTGACTTCTGCTTATCGTCAGACTGCCAGACGCGAAGCAGGAGGATCATCGGGCGGTTAGCCAGAGCGCTTGCGATAGCGAAATCAGTAGGCTCTTTCCCTGAAGCCATCAGTTTGCCACCAGCGTTTGCATCAATTGCTGCCAGCATGCTGATGGCGTTATCGCGCTGCTTGTCCTTCTGGCTGAAAACCTTCAGCTTCTGGAAGATGATACGATTTTTGTAATCGCCATCCAGGATGCGCCACTTCAGGTTAAAGAAGCGCTCACCTTCCCATTCATCGTCCTTGCACTCCTCAACAGCAGCCAGCACGCGGGTGCCGTCAGGAATAACTTCGAAAGCACCACCAGCCTCAAATTCAGACTTTGACTCAACTTCTTTACCGTCAGAAAGATTCCAGAAACCCATTTTTATGTCCTCTCGATTATTTGATGATCAGCTTTGGTTTTCCATCGGTGATGGCACAACCTTTAATTTCAGTTCCGGCTTTCAGTGCCGCTTTAATGGCTGCATTATCTGCCGAAAATTTTACAACGCGATACTGCTCTGGCAACTGCTCAACCGGGACAAACACATCCAAAACAGGAGATGGTTTGCCAAGCGTTATGCTGAACAGCTTGCCTTTGATATTCGTTTTTCCAGATGCAAGCATGTTCTGACGAAGATAATCTTTCAGGTTATCTATCTTCGCAGTCAGCACCCGCTTGCGTTCTGACAGGCGATCAATCTCAGCCTTCATGCCAGCTTCATCCGCCTCAAGCTCGCTGATATAAGCGGCAACCATCTCGGCCTTTCCTTCAAACTCCTCCTCAATCAGGTTAATGGTGTCTTCAATCTGCTCGCGTGGAATATCTTCCATCGCAAGCAGTTCGTTAAGCTGTTTCGTTATTTCGTAAAGACGCATAATACTTAATCTCTGTCAGAAGTGGATTTTCGCCTTTATCAAACTGAATCTCAGGTTCAAGGTTGAAGCGATTTTTCGCATTAACGTAACCAACCCGGCCATCACCAGAGGTGACAAGTACACGCTGCCCAGTCTGCACAACCTTACCGAACTTAGTTACCTGCCCTTTTTTATCTGTCTCAGTACCCTTCACAAACTCCTCATTGCGGATATAGATAACAGCATCGCTAAGCGCAACGTAACCATCAATACTGGCTTCGTGCATGTTGAGAGTGTAAACGGTGTACTCGTCAGAATCAGGTCGGTTCTTCATCTTACGTATGCCAGCATGCGCAAGATAAATGATGCTCATCCCTTTGTTAGAGCGAAGATACTTGCATGCGTTAATAATTTCAGCATGCATCTCAGCCACAACCAGATAGCCCTTGTTGTAACCACCGGCTGCTGCGCCAACGTTATCTACTCCATAGTTTTCGCAAACCTCATGCTCAAACATGGCGTGGAGGCTGGTGATGGAGTCGATAACCAGCGTTTTATAGTCATGCTCTTCTGTAATAAGAGCGCGCAACTGTGACAATAAGTCTTCTTTTGTACTCGTCTTGCGCTTTGCATCAGCTCGCTTCAGAACAGGGAATGAATCAGGCTTGTTTTCTTCGTCCCAGTCGTCGAATACGCCAGTAATCTCTTCAGCCTGAATGAAAACAGGCTTAGGGAAGAGCGCCGCCAGAGTCGTCTTGCCAACACCAGGGGTACCAACAAGGGTAATGATAGGTGCAACTGGTTTTGGTTTTTGAATCATTGATAAGCTCATAGTGTCCTCTCGAATCACTCAGCGTTGTTGCTGGTGTGAGTAAAAGATACGACAGGACATTCGTCAGGTCAATAGCTTTACATAAAAATATTTTGCGTTTATCATTCTTCTATAAATTAGCAGGAGGAAAGATGAAAACCATCGCTGAACAAATCAAAGAAATGGAAAAGAAAGCTCTCGATGCTCTTATTGAGCATATGGGAGGACAAGCATCGCTGGCGCGCTTCCTTGGCGTTTCTCGTCAATCAGTAAACGAATGGGTTTCCCGTGGGCGCATCAGCGCAACGGCTGCCATAGAGGTAGATAAGCTAACCAACGGACTTTTTAAAAAGGAAGATTTGCGCCCAGCAGTTACTCAATGGAGAGCGAAATAATGACAGGATACAAGGATTATCACGCCGCCGGATTCCCTGTTATAGGAATCCATCCAATGGATCATGACAGGAAATGTACCTGCGAGCGTCCTGAATGCGACGCAGCAGGCAAGCATCCCATAATGTCAAACTGGCAATGTGGAATCATATGGGAAGATGACCAACTTGAAAACATGCGCGAGTTTGGCCAGCTAAATAGCTTCGGCGTGCTGGTAGATGGTTATCTTGTCGTGGATGTTGACCCGAGAAATGGTGGCAATGAAGGGTATGAGGCGCTTTGCGAGGCACTTGATATGGAGCTTGCAGATGAATCAGGATTTGTAGTGAACACTGGTGGTGGCGGAAAGCATATTTATTATAAATTGCCAGATGGAGTGAAGCTCAATTCTCACGACAAGCGATTCAAAGGAATTGACTTTAAGTCTTCAGGCTTCGTGATCGGATGTGGCTCATTCCATAAATCAGGCAACTTTTATGAAGCTGAGCATGGCTCTCCGTCATCCATAACAGAGCCACCGTCGTCACTTGTTGAGCTATTGCAACGAGCAGAGCGCGAGGAATTTTCACTCGGTGCCGAATCGTTTTCTATGCAGGAACTTCAGGACATGCTGAACCACATTAATTGTGGTGAAGATTATGAAGACTGGATTCGCGTTGGCATGGCAATTCATGAGGCAACAGATGGTAACGGATTTGATTTGTGGGACTCATGGTCATCACGCTTCTCAAAGTATGACCCATCTGATATGGATTACCACTGGCACTCATATGGTAAGGGAAATGGGGACCGCGTCACTGCCGCTACGCTTGTTCATCTGGCTGAAGAGGGTGGATGGGTTCGTGCAGTTTCATTTCAGGCGTCGCCAGAAGAAATTGCATTGCTTGAGAAATTTGAGAAAAAAATGGCGATGGGTGTTGGTGAATGCCCGGTTGATTACAAATCTGTTGATGTGCGGTTTCCGCCAGGGTTCGTCGGCAAGTTGACGGAATGGATTAACAGAAACTGCGCTGAGAAAAGAGAATACCTCGCAGCTCTGGCAGCCATCCATGCGGCATCAATAATCTGCGGCGCCTCTTCAGATATTTACCTTACCAATCGTAAGGCTGTGCCAAATCTTTTTTCTATTGGCATCGCCGGGTCTGGCTCAGGAAAGGGTGACGTGCTTGCGGCTTTGCAAAAAATTATCGACTGCTCAGGACTCAGCAAGACAGTAGCCGGTAAAATCCGTTCTGAAAGAGCCATATATGAGGGGCTGGCAGCTAATCAGATGTTTAACCTCATTATGGATGAGATTGGCATCAAACTCGGCAGCGTGGTTGGGCAAAAGGTCAGTGAGTACAACATGGCCACGGCTGGCGCACTAATGGAGTCTTACACCGCAGAAATACTGTACTGCGACCAGCGCATCACTGATGAATACGTCAAGCAGTTTGAAAAAAGGCTTGGCACTCTCATGATGATGATCGAAGAAAACGAGTTGCAGGCAGATCCTGTCGACATTAAGCATCAGTTTGAAGATGTGATTAGTCGCATAGATGGTGCGATAAGAAATCCTTTCTTTTCCATGTTTGGCGTTTCGACTGATGACCAGTTCAAAAAACTCATTACCGAAGAGAACATCAAATCAGGTCTCATGGGGCGCGCCATGATTATGCAGGAGCTTCAGGAAATCGCAGACGAAAACGAAGATGTGGAATACTGCGATCTGCCAATGTCTATGCAAATGACCATAAAAACAATAATAAATGGCACTACTGCTGGTTACAAAAACTGGACTGAATCAATCATAAGCAACAAAGAAAGGCGAGCAATAAAGGCAACACCAGAGGTGTCAGCAATGGCCAAAGAGTTTTTTTCATGGCTCAAGATGATTGCCCGTCAGCACGTAGAAAATGGCACAGGCTATCAACCGTTGATTAACCGATGTGCTGTAAAGGTGGCAAAGATAGCCGGAATTCTTGCCTGCGATACTGGCGTTATCACAATGGAGCATCTACGGTACGCCGTTGCGCTCACCATCAAATCAACAAGCGATTTAATGATGCGGGCTGATAGTTTGTCAGGGGCTAACTCCAAGAGCAACGACAGGCGCGTTGAGGGGCTTGAATCGCTTGTCCGTGAGTACGTCAAGCGTGGAATGGCCCGCAAAGCAATCATTATTGGCGTGGCTAAGGACGGAAACTATAAACGAGCTGACTCTGAGCGCATGCTGGACAAGCTCATTGAAGACGGTGAGGTTATTGAGGATAAAGAGGCCAGGCGCACAAGCAACCGGGCCATCATCTATAAATTAGTTAATGATGAGGTAAGCATATGATCCGCGTAATTCAGCAAAGCGATATTTTTGCATACAGCCAGTATGAAGCTGAGTGCGAGCCAGAAGCAGCGCTAAACATGATGACTGGAAGAAACCTGATGGAAGTCTACTATCACAGCGTGCCGGTGTTTCGTTGCAATATGGGGCACAGCATAGAGGATGATGTATTTTTCTGCCGCATAAACTACAAGGGTAACACGGCATTCATTTCACAGCCTTATCGTGATGTGGCGAAAAAATGCGGCAAGTGGACTCCAGATGAGCATTTCGCTGGAAATGCTGTGGCAAACTTCTGTGATGTGTTTGGCGTCAACAGGGAAGAACTGAAGAGACACCTTGACGCGAGGAGAGAAAGGGATTGCGCATCTAATTAAAGCAAAGCCACCTAGCCGGTGGCTTTTTGTTTGATTGAAGTTGACCAGACACGTTAAAAGTAGTAACTTTATATAAGTTGATGATTTTATTGAGTTCTAATGTTTTCTGGACTTTAGAGCGACATTCAAAACGTCTTTAGGAAGTTGTTGATTTTTAAACGAAAAACACCAAAAAACAGCTCTAAAGTCTACTTTTTGGTACCCCCCCCCCTCATCGAAAAATAAAATTCATAACAAAAAAATACCCCCCCCCCCACAAAAAATAGACTTTAGAAGCAAAATCGCCCTGCAGGCCGCGTCATATATGGATTCTCTAAAGTCGTGACCTAAAAAACGTTCGGGACTATAGAGGCTCCTATAAGACCTTTTTTCTCCTTCAATACTTACCAATTATTTATATATAAACAATAGACTTTAAAATCCCTTAGAGAGATGGTAACTCACGTTACAAAACTATTAGCTTGCTATTGTTTATTTATTTTCACCATCATATTGACGTAGATTGAGCGCCATCGTATAGTTACCACACCAACAACAAAGAGGTGATGAAGAATGAAAAAAGGCGATGTGGTGGAGTGCGTTGACGCAAAGGGAAGTGAATATCTTACTAATGGAAAATCGTATGAAGTTGTAGCGGGAAAAGGCGACAATGGAAGATATGGATACATCAGCAGCGATATGGGATTTGAAATAGTAGACGACAATGGGTATTCAGCATTTTGCTTATATCCTGAATGTGAACACGCTGAATGGAGAATCAAAGAATGACCAAAGCAATCTACAAGCGCACTCAACTGGAACCAGAAATGGGCACAGTGAAAGCGCAAAACTTTATGATGGCGCAGGCAATGCATGCATACAGCAACGGCAAGCGAGTCTGTCGCGTTTTTAGTGGCGAAGGTAAGCACAGAACACTTGAGCAGGTTATCGTGTCGTCTGGCGCAAACTAAACCGGTTTAGCAACGATGAATAAGCTATTTGCAGTGGTGTTGCTCGTCATTTCCAACGCAACAAGTGCCGAAACCATATGGGTAACGAAATACGCGCTTACCCGTGGCATTCAGAAGTACGAAAGCGCACAGTTGTTTGCTGATGGTCAGGTTGCCGTAGTTGGCGATGTTTACTTTAAGCGTGGTGAGTACTGGCTTGATGAACAACAGGCAAAAGACCATGCAGAAACGTTGCGTCAGCGCAGAGTATCAGCACTGATGCGTGAACTTGAAAGATTGCAGGCTGTTAAGTGAGGGTGTGATGATTACTGTCAATGAAGTGCAGCAAATGATTGAGAAACTTGAAGCCGCTGGCGAGATTTCCATGAAGGAAGAAAAGTATCTGGCGCTGGCGAAAGCGTTTAAGCAGCTGGCTGCGGAGAATGTGGGGCTTAAGGCTGGCGTTGCAGAAGAAATTGAAGTTATCAATCGCGGCGGTCAGATGTACTGCGTGAAGGACGGCATGTCCATAAATCCGATATATGCGCGCGGATGGAATGACCACCGGGCTAATGTGACGGCAGTACAAACCCCCGCCACCGATCTCATCGTAGCCGGGATTAAGGCTGATGGGGTGGAGGAAATGGCGTCAACTTACCGCGGTTTTGCCAATAAGGATGGCTGCTCTGTAAACATGAAATGCAGCTACAACCTCACCGCAGAACTAGCCGAAAGCTACGCGGCCTATATTCGCCACCAGATGCGCGAGGGGGCCAAATGAGCAAGTCATTCATCGTAATTATCCGGCGCGCCTGGTGTAACGAAGGCGGGCACGGTATCGAATATTCATCTGACCTTATTCACTACGAGACCCGCAATGGAGCCATATCACACGGTTTTCGGACTGTAGATAGCGACGATTTCAACATCGGAGTTATCGAGGGCGGCAATCTGGTTTCGTTTGACTGGATGGATAAGCCGGTTGGTGAAAGCGAAGACACGCTGGCACAGATTGCCGAGCTAATCGGTCTGGAGGCACAGCATGACAACTGATATCACCGAACTCCCGCCAAACATTGGCTATGGCGTCCGTCGGCGCTGGCACGCTCAACGTGGGCAACGAAATGGTCGAGGTGGGAGATATCATCGCCTTCCGTCACGACACAATTTAAGGAAATGGATAGGCAAGCGTTTGATTGCAGAAGTTTTAGCGGAGGCCAAACATGCAAAATGATATCACCGAACTGGCGCATAGCCTGAAAGCGGCGGCAGAGAAAGCAATCGCAGAAGAAGGTTCGACTTGGTGGAACGAAGAGCAACTGGCGAGCGACTATGGTCTTGCGCTGCATAGGACGGACGCTAAGTTCATCGCGTTAGCTAGTCACGAGAACGTGCTGGCTCTGGTAGAGGCGCTGGAGAAGGCGCAGCGTGCCAGCGGCTACCTTCGTGAGCAGTCTGCTGAATGGGAGCGTAAGGCAATCAGTAACTTTGAAGACTGTGCGGAAATGTCGGCGCGGGTTGAAGAGCTAGAATCACAGCGGAAACTGGCTTTCGCCGCCAGTAATCGCTGGGCGGATAAATTCAGAGAAGCAGAGAAGCGCATCGCCGAGCTGGAGTCCCGCACCGTGAAGCTGCCAAATCAAACTGAGTTTGATGATCCGCTATCAGCGTATGAGGCTATCCAGAAGTGCAAAGAGGCGCTGACCGCCGCTGGCATCAAGGTGGAGGCTGAGTGATGTGGAGAGGAATCGATCGCACCAGAAGCCAGATGATACTGACCGAGTATCGCTATGACCCAAAAGCCAAAGACTCCAAATCCGTTTACCTGGTGCGGCATAACAGCCGCATTCATCAGACTGTTCTGGAGCAGCATTTGACAATAGAGCGCGATAGTTTCGGTCGTTTCATACCGACTATCGAACTGAAAGACTTTCCGGAAGGACTTAGCGACCGCGAGTCGATGCTCAAACTCGCCGACTGGCTGCACCGCTTAGGCGTGGCGATTGAAGATAACTGGAGTCAACCATGACCAATAACACCGAAACGAAAGGTCGCTATATCTACCACTTCTGTGGCGCACTGAAAGGTCAGAACGCCACGCTTTCTGGTGTCGCTCAATTGACGTTCAGAATCACGAGCCAGCAGGATTTGGAGAGATTCAAAGCGGCCGTCAGTTGTGAGGGAAAAGAAATCGATGCAGTTTTTTCTCTGAGCTATCTGGGGCGGGAGCACGAATAAATGACCAAATCAACCATAACCAGAGAGCGCCTGGAAGAAATTGTCAGCGACCCAATGATTAATCAGGGTAGCGAGTTTGCGATGATGGCCCGCATGGCGCTGGCCGCAATGGAAAGCGAGGCAGAC